TTGCAGGAAAAGAAACGGCTGCCTCTGGAACTCCTCATCTCCAAGGATTTCTCATCCTCAATACCAGAAAACGCCTCACACAGCTCCGCCAGTTCCCTCTCTTCAGTCGAGCCCATCTCGAGCCAGCAAGAGGAACATCTGTGCAGGCTAGCCAGTATTGCAGCAAAGAAGACGCCGATGCCTTCGTCCACGGCGAACTTCCAACCGACGGTCCCAAGAAGAACATCTTTGATTCGTTCCGCGAATGGGTCGAAGATCAACCCGTCGCCCCAACCCTCCGACAAGTGTGGCTCGAGCGACCAGAAATGGTACGCTACGGAACACAAATCCAAGAATGCATCAACCTCTTTGGAAAGAAACCCCCAATTGTGGATGGACAGCTCCGCGGATGGCAACTGGAGCTTACCAACCTAGTTGATGAAGACCCCGATGACCGTAAGATTATTTTTGTCGTTGATGAAGCAGGAAACACCGGCAAATCTTGGTTAACCCGTTACTGGTATACTAAGCGTGATGACATGCAAATGCTTTCTGTTGGCAAACGTGATGACCTTTGCTATGCAATCGATGAAACTAAACGCTTGTTCGTATTCGATGTTCCCAGAAAGTGTATGGAGTACTTCCAGTATCCAGTTATTGAAGCATTGAAGAATCAAATGCTTTTCTCTTCCAAGTATAAGTCTCAGACTAAGATCCTTCCACAGAAGGTCCATGTCGTCGTCTTCTCTAATGAAGAACCAGACCGCACAGCGATGACTAATGATCGCTTCCATGTAATTCGTATTAGAGCTCTTTAAACAACTATTAATGCACGCCGCCTCCGGGGTAAACACATGCGCGAAAAGGGCGGAGGCCCCAGCGCATGTAGTTTGGGGTCCCCGGTGTGCAAGCGAACCGGAGTCCGGCCCCAAAGACAGGTCCATATAGACCACATCTCCTAGCGAACCTAGTTAAACCCTGGCGAGTCCCTGAAATACGTGATAGCCTCGGCCGTCATTTCAATTGGACCATCAGAGAATGCCTTGTCTGTATTTCGATCACCCATTTGGGTGTACCAATACACAAAATAGATATTGGTGTTTGGTGTGTCGTCAACATTGTTGGCCCACTTCATTTGCCTGTGAATAGGCAAATATACGTTAACCATCTTCTGGCATCCCATGCTCAATCTACTAGAAGAAGATGATGGATCTTGATGAAGTACAAACTTCCCCTGCTGCATGACACCGTACTTGCGGCGATTGATTTGTCTATTGTGATAGTCAAAGCAGGTACCCGTTCCAGCAAAATCAATGGCTTCCTCCGTTCCAGGATCAGGACTAATGAAGAAGTTGGTGGGATCGATATCCCCAACCAAACCTGAATTTTCTTTTGGGTTCAAAATGGCCCATCTCACCATGATGGGAACGTCAAATTTATTTGAAGCCTCACCTTGGTTCTTAAGACCAACCCACATGCGTAGTTTGACACCACGCACATTGACCAAACGGCCTTGACGTGCATTCATCTTCTCATCAGTGGAATATGGTGCTGTAATAAGCCTTTCAACATACTGCGTCTTGTCCAACAAGCCTGTATTATTGAATGTTTTCAAATGCTTCTTACTTGGGTATCTTCCTGGTTTGAGTCCAAGTGTTCGGTAGTATCTTGTTCGTCTGAACGACGACCGAAGCGATGGGACAAATGTTGCACCATTGTTATAGAGGGTCCGGCGCGCAGAAGGTGCAGCAGTTCGAGCACGCGGTCGCCCCCGGCTACTACTGCTCCTACTACGACTACTAGACCGCCCACGCTTCCTATTAGGAGTAACCCTAGCGCTACGTCGCAGGTAACGCTGACTTCTTGCAGATCGTGGCATATTGATGAATTGATCTTGCGGGTCTTGTCTATAAGAGTCTCGTATCCCGTAAAGCGCCGCCCCGGTCGTGGATAATGCCAATGCGCGTAAATAATTGTCCGTTGCAGACATTTGTGTGCGCACGATCGGCCTCGCTCGCGGCCAACATGAGCTGGTTCAGTATTACCCAGCTCAGTCTCGTCTCCATCTCCTCATAATCCCAAATATGCCTCCACGCCCACAACAATCAAAGCGTTGGTGCTTCACGCTCAACAACTGGACTTTGATTGAGTATGACCTACTCATTGCGTTCGCACAAGTCGAATGCTCCTATCTCATTGCAGGAAAAGAAACGGCTGCCTCTGGAACTCCTCATCTCCAAGGATTTCTCATCCTCAATACCAGAAAACGCCTCACACAGCTCCGCCAGTTCCCTCTCTTCAGTCGAGCCCATCTCGA